CTGAAAATTCTTAAACAGAAAGCATACTTTATTAAGTTAAAGCTAAGCCGCCAGATTTATAGTAACCTGGACCAAACTAAACTTGATCACCAATGTGATCTGCCACAGACCTCTCAGACTCACGCTTCTTCAATTCCGTGGCGAAAAGCCTACGAGAGAGCCTCTGCATGGTCTGAGCCTGCACGTCAGTAAGACGCAGGACGTCCAAACCTTCATTGAAATCGAAACACACTTCCGGTGCATGCTTACATGTAGCAGGCATTTTGAGCACCAGATTTGAAAACTCGCCATCCACTTTCTTGGCTTCTAGATAAGCCTTGGCCTCGGATGCATAGGCCACACACAAACGCCTAAACGGTTTATTATTTACAAAAACGTTATTGCTGCCTCTAAGCAGCGCTATCAGACTCTGAACCAGACTGAAGAAATTCACCTTGAATCTGTAAGCTCCGTCCCGAAGAGCTTTGTTCTCCTCCCCTGGAAATTCCTTTTCCGGGTCCATCTGCCCGTGGCGCCCCCCTAACCCCGGAACGAACCAGCCGCTTGACACTTCCTGATCTTCGAACTCTGTTTGTTCGCTTGCTCCCTTCAGTGCTATGTTCCCAAAGATCATCTCCTTGAGAAAAGCTTGAGCAGCGTCTGAGAACTGCTGGCCCTGTTTTACTTGAGGTTTGAACTTTGTTATCAACAGAGCGTCGACCTCCCGTCGCATTTCCGACCTTTCCTTCTTTGTTAGACCCATCCTTCTCAATCAAACACCCAGAGCTTGACATAACGGAGTAATCCCTAATCCTGGTTGGCTCCTTTCTCCCTCTCGGAAGTGAGGCAGTGACAGGCTTCGGCAAAGTTTGCAGTCTCTGGAAAGAATCAGAGATCTCCTCGCAAGTCAGCTCACTTAATTTCTCCTTTGGAAGGAATTCAGTGCCAACAATGTTGACAAAGTCATGATCAATTTTCATAGGCACAGATGGGAACTCTGTTTTGTTCAGGGAAAAAATTGTACCCACAGATACAGAGAAGCCCCTCAGCCCTTCTCTAACGTTGGCACCGACAACCTTGATATAGGGAACTATGGGCCGACCCTTCAAAGCGTCCTCAGCACATATCGGAAAGTTCAACTTGAAGCAACAAGCAGCTCGGCCTTCCTCAAACCTGAAGTGACAGGCCCTTATGACATTGTCCTGAACGTTATCGAAAAGGGTGTCCATCAGAGCAAATGTACCCTCCATTCCTTCAGAAATGGCCCAGTCAAACAAGCATGAAATCTGAATCAACACTACTGCTATATGTACATACGGCATTTTGGATTCACGGATAGTCTGTTTGTCATGATCATCAAACAGTGGCACAGACATACAAGCCACCCCACGCTCACCGGTTTGCTGCATTTTGACTTTGAACTCTGATTTTCTAACGTAAGTGTCAGACTGCAGAGCGTGGAAAGGGGACAGTTTATATATTGCACTCGAGTCCACAGCCGAAGCGATGGACCCTGTCGCATTCACCTTCCTCCTGAACTGACCCACATCCACCAAACTCATGGTCAAAAGACTCAAATTCCTTTCTAATCTTTTTTGGAAGGAATTTCTTGTTCTTCACGACAATTCTCACCAAGGCCTGCTTATCCTGAATGTTCTTAATCACATCGTACAGCCTCTCACCTAATCTGTAGGCAAAGGAAACCTCCAAGCAATAGTTAATCAAACACTCCTTGAAACAACCCCTTTCCTCCGCAATCTTGAACCTTTCCAAAACAAGTTTGGGCTCCTTGACGATGCCGTAAGGGGTCATCCTCCACCCACAGAACATGGGCTCTTTCGAGAAGTTGACTTTAGCTTTCAAACTGAATCTGTTAAGGAGGAATTCCCTGTCCCTCCTCACCTCCAACCTTCCAGGGCTAAACATGTCATCACCAGCGAAGGCAATTGGCGTGTTTTTGTTGATCTTGTACCTCAAACATGTGAAAAGCATGTTGCAGCATGTGTTCAGAAAGAATGTCCCGAACTCTCCAGTGAATCTCATTATTGCTAAATACCCAAGGCGACAGCCAAGCCTGAGTTTGAGAGTGACATAATCTTCCACCTGATCAACACTCCAACCTAGGAACCGAAGCAAATGTAACTCGAAAGCGAGGATGAGGGCGTCCTGTGATCTATCAAAGCTCTCGTAGTCAGAGTCGGTTCCGTAGCCTTTTGCATATCCCATGCACCACTCATTTAACTCGTCGAGCTGCTTCCCTGAATGAATGTAGATGTTCTCCCCAAGCTGTGCCCTGAGTTTCTTCTCTGCCACTCTTATTGGAACCCCGAACCTCGCGAGAACCTGATGAGAGAAACAAGCCAGAGTTTGACCTGCCTTGGCGTCAGAAAATCTCTTTTCGAATTTTGTGCACAACTGGGTTTTCATGAACAAGAAGAAATGGTTTACCATCCAATCTGGATCTGATCGCTCAGAATGTGCTTCTATCATCTTCTTCGCCTTCTCGACCCTCTTCAGTAGGAATTCTCTTTCAGTGCTCTCAATATCCACCTGCCACCCTCTTTTCAACCCGTATTCTTCAACAAAGAGCCTGCAAAGATTTTCACCCACAGGCATGCATCTTTCCAACTTCCTTCTTTCTGAGTAGGGGTCGGACATCTTCATTCTTTTTTTAATTGCGGCCCAGAAGGTCAATGTATCTGAGTTCTTATGAGAGGGGTATATCTGTTCAAAGGTCTCCGCTCTGTTGTGAATGACCTTTCTGGTTTTCCTGCAGTCATCAAATTGCTCCGACCACAAGTTTGAGTTCCTAAACTCCCGAAATTCTCTTGCCCTCAAGAGATGCATCTCCTCAGCGAATTGGTGCTCAACTGGTGCAATCATAAGATGAGTCCTCGGAGGGCTGTCTTTTCTTATCGGTTCTTCCGGTTCAGGATCATTAGCATCATCACCCTCTAGATAGTTCAGCATGCCTTTCAGCCAGGGGTCTCCCTCCAGAGACTCCTCGAATTCCTCTCTCGTTTTTCCGAGCTTCGAAAATTCGTCTTTTTTGACAGCCCTTGCTCCTTCCAGTGCTCGACCTCCGAGATTCCACCAGAATTTTTTTGAGATCTGTTCTTTCTTTAGCACCTTTCCAATGAGTTTGGCCCTGTTGTTATCCATGAAAGTTCTCATGCTGGTGGAAGCACACGTTAGGAAACAAAAACCTCTTCTTGCCCTAGTCAGAGCGACCATCCAATGAAAGTCAGATGTGACACTTCCATCCATGTCAATGGATATGCAAACAAAGTCAAACGTGAGACCCTGGCTTGTTCCAAACGTGTAAGCCTCCCCAAAATTGGATAGCTCACTCCTCTTGTCGTCACTTGGACATAGGAACACTGGTCTTTTGATCGCCTCCCTCACAGCCTGAGGTTGCGCAAACACTCTCATGTGGTTCGGATCCACATCCCCATGTCCATACTCGAAATCCTCTAGGTCAAAGAGCTTTGGGAATCTATATGAATAACCTCTGTATCTGAATTCCTGCCCAAAAATAGGTGTCAACACAGGTCCAAGATTGACCCTGACATCTGATTTGGAGTAGTAGTGCGACTGAAGAGGATCAAATAATAGTATAATTGTGGAGCCCTCAGGGACCAAAGAATTTACCAAGTCCAGATAACCTCCTGGTAGCAGCGTCGCTTCGTCAATGATGACTGTTAGTTTGCCATCCTGCTCCTTCTTGACCATCCTTGTGATTGCACTGATGGCCAACTCGAAAGTTTTCAGCTTAATGAGTCTCTCTTTTCCTTTAAGCTTCTCATCTATTTTTGACTCCCAATCCCTGAGAAGGTTTTTCCTTGGGCTGCTCAATATGACATTTTTTTTGTTTAGAACGCTTGCACAAACACCTTGAAGAGCCCTTGATTTCCCAGACCCAGCAAAACCAGCGATGCACATAACCCTATTTTCGTGGCGAGGAAGCAATTCGTTGAAGGCATGTTTGAATCTATTCAGGATCACCCCTGTCATTCCTTCCATCATCGATTTGACTAGGACCCTTGCCCTTTCCACACTGAAGTGCGGTCTGATGATGTCAGCGCCGATCAGTTCTTCCACTTTCACCTCTTTTGTATCGTAAAGGACATCGTGTTGAACATTGAGCCCAATGTGCCCATCCCTCATTAAAAGATCAATGGGTTTGAAAGACCCTTTTTCCAGATAATTAATCACTTCCCCATTGCTGACAATTCTTCCAGGAATGTCCAGGTTCATCAAATGATCGATAACCTCTGACAGTGTGAATCCTTTGTCTTCCAACACATTGGTGATCACAGATTTGTCCTGGTCGAACAACAGATTGAATACAGCGCTTCTGTTCATGCACAGATGATCAGCAAGGCAATCCAAAAAACAGGCGTTGGACATCTTCGAGATAAGATCACATAAATTGTCCGGAAGCTGGATGAAGCTCCTCTTAAAATTTTCAATTTCAACTGGCTCACCGTTCATGAACCTCTTTTGATGTCTGAAAGTGATGGATATTCTTCCCTCAGTGCAGTTTTCAACCGCATGCTTGAATTTTTCCTCCCCGCGGGAACATCCCTTTGGCATGACGAGAACTTGGTTCCGTGTGAGATGCACTGACTCAGTTCCGGTTTTTTTAAACATTGTGAAATCTGCTTCACCCTCCAAATTCCACGTCAGGATCTCATCGTCATCATACACCTTCTCGTCGTCATAATGGGCCCCAATTGAACCTCCTTCTCCATACATCTGAGCGAGACAGCTGTTGAATCCAACTTTCTTCAACAGGTCCTCCATGAAGTCACATGGAATCTGTTTGTATTTGTGGGGACCAAACCCATAATCCAAGCCAGTGACCGTGGAGAACAAAATAGTCTTTCTTCCTCCATGCAGGTAAGCAGCCTTTGAATTCAACAACATACTCAAAGATTCAACGAAAGACCCATTGGGAGAAAACCTTCCATTTATGTACTCACACTCCTCCTTTTCCTCACTAGACATGGATTCATCATTACCAGATACAGATCCACACGATTCTGAATCTTCTGCGCAATCAGAGGATAAAGTGTTGGGGTGGATCACTCCCTCCATAACCTTGAGACCTCCTTCTTTTTGACTGATCTCCTCTTCAGCGTCCCACATCACTACCTCTCTTATTCCTTCCCTTTTTGGGAGTCCCCAGTGAGCATAATTGGTCAGTAAAACAGGGTCCCTTCTCTTTGTAAAAGAGCCGGTTATACTATCATGTTCAACCCGACTATCGAAAGCTCTCTTCATACCGGGGATCCCATGGTAAAATCGGGCTTCCTCGAATGATAGCTCCTGGATCTCGCCCGGTATTTCAATCCTCTGTTCAGGTTCCTTTTCCTCCTTCTCAGCCAACCTGGCCCATTTCCTCTGCTTGAAGTCCAAGAGAACGAAATTCTTGTTCCTGGATGTGGCCACAGAATAGGACGTGTCCATTTTAGCATCAGTCCCTCCAGACATCTTCTCCTCCATCAAATCCAGAATGAACTGTTCACTAATTCCATCCTTGACGTCAAATTCCAGAAAATTTTCAACTGGAAAGGATTCTCTTTTGATGGTTAGTTTCATTCCCTCCATGCTCGAAATTAGCCTCAAAAATGAATTCTCATCAGTTGTCTTGGAAATCCATCTTGCTATCCTGTCTGGGAATGTTTGGGCAAAGCAATCAATGACGGTGCTCACCAGACCCCTGTCCTTAAAAATCCCCTTGACGCTTTCAATTCTCCCTGCCAGATTCAAAAAAAAACACAGCTCCTGTGGGTGATAATCTTCCTGTGATAGCTGTCTTAGTTTTGCCGCAGCTGAGTTCATATCACTCTTTTTCAGGCTCAGGAGGTAAATCATCTCTCTTTTGAGGACCTCAACCCTTATTGGCGCAGTTATTTTGCCGGCCACTGCAGTTCCAAACATCCTGAGAGATGCACACTCGGCCTCATCGGAGATGTAATAATCGTTGGTCTCCAGTTTGCCTTTCTCGATAAGGATCAGGTGATGGCACTTTATAGATCTCAAAAAGGAGAGGGTGTAGATCTCACTCCCAATTTCAAAATATTTGAACCTGAATATCCAGTCAGAGCTTCTTTGAAAGTAAGAACTTTCTTTGCTGCCATCAGGAAAAAAAGTGAACCGCACCTCCCCTTTTTTTTTCTCGTGAATCAAATACCTGTAAAAACTAGGGTTACAGGATTCATCCGAGCTAAAAACTTCAACTGGGAAAACACATGATGCAATAACCTTTTTAGGTTTGAAATTCCCAAGAAAATCTGCAAATTCATTGACGTCCCAGTGGTGGAGTTCATCGTGAAAGAACCATGATTTGGATTGGTTGGGAGCGTGGTTTCTGGTGTCCTCAAAGAAAGATTTACTCACACAATTCTTGTACCTAATATTATCCCTATCTGCGACACATCTATTTATGACTCTATGAAAGTTCAAGCCCCTACTTCTATTTAACAAACCGACCTTCTCTTCTTTAATTGAAACATATGTATCTATTAAATTCCTATAGTGAAACAGATTATCATGCAGTAAAAAATTCTCCATGGTTTTACAGTAAGGGTGTGGATGAACCATGAAGTTATTCACAGAAAGCGGAACACCAACCTTGGAACAGAAGCTCTTTTGCGTGTCTGTTAAATGATAGGAATAATTACGGCTTGAGGCCTTTTCCTGATCTCTAAGTGACCTGAGCGCATATTCGTCAACTGTTTCTTGTGAGGCTGATGGTAATTTTGAGAGGAACTCTTCTGCGGGTGTCCGGTATGAGAAAGCCATTATCTTGAAGATATTTCTCTTTGGAATCACACAGTTGTTCCTGCCC